ATATATAAGGAAGGAACTAAATGATTTGGTTCGGATTGCAAAGGACTTGAATGTTTTCTATTTTTCTTATATAATGGAACTAACTACGGTCAATCAGATACTATGGGATACTGAAAATGAATTGAGGAATCTAGAAAAACTTCAAGATTTTGGAGAAAGATTTGTAGAACTTGCTCGTAAAGTTTATATTATGAACGATAAAAGAGCAGAAATAAAAAGAAAAATAAACGAAGAAACTGAATCGCATTATAAAGAGATTAAAATTTATGAGTAATTTTGTAAAACTTGCCTTAGAAAATGGGGGTAGTATTCACCCTCTAATTTTTCCTGTAAAGTATTTAAAAGGACCTGCTATAACTAATCCATCAATCTATAATGATAATGGAAGGATTTTAGTAAATCTTCGTAATATTAATTACACACTATACCATTCAGAAAAAAGAAAGTTTGAGCACCATTGGGGTCCTTTGGTTTACATTCACCCTGAAAATGATGTTAGATTGAGAACTAACAACGTTATGGGTGAAATAGATGAGAATATGCAATTAAAGTGGTATGAGAGAATTGATACTTCTAAATTTCCAGACAAAGAACTTTGGGAATTTGTAGGTCTTGAAGATTGTCGTATTGTTAGGTGGAATGGAAAACTTTATGTTTGTGGTGTCCGTAGAGACTTAGATAAGATTGGTACAGGGAGGATGGAACTTTCTGAAATTGAAATTACTGAGGATGGTGTTAAGGAAGTTTCACAGCATAGAATTCCTACTCCTGGACACATAGGAGATTCAGGATCATATTGTGAAAAAAATTGGATGCCAATTATTGATATGCCATTCCACTTTGTTAAGTGGACTAATGGTACAGAAGTTGTGAAATATAATTTAGAGGAAAATACTACTGAGCAAGTTGTTTTGACTCAGTGGAAAGATCTGGGTTGTATTGATCTTCGTGGCGGATCTCAAATTATTCCTTATAATGAAAATCATAGATTCTGTCTTAATCACGAAACTTATCTAACAAAAAGTGATGCTGGAAGAAAGGATGGTGTTTATAGGCACCGATTTGTTGTTTGGGATAATGATTGGAATATTGTTAAAGTCTCACGGCAGTTTTCCTTCTTAAATGCAAATATTGAATTTGCAGTTGGGATGTGTGAATATGGAGATGATTATTTGATGACCTTTGGATTCCAAGATAACGCAGCTTATCTTTTGAGAGTTTCTCAAAAATTTGTAAAACAGTATATTTTTGAAGAATGATATCATTCAATAAACTTGGAAATCAAGGAAGACTTGGAAATCAGATGTTTCAATATTCCGCACTGAAGGGGATTGCAAAACAAAACGGTTATGAATTTTGCATTCCTCTTTCTGCTATGTTCGGAACAAATGATGAAAGAGTTCAAGCATCGGATATAAATTTATATAATTTTTTAAATATCGTAAATAATCATATAGCAATGACAGATTTCCCCACAAGGAATGAACTTTCATTTGCTTTTGATGAGGATTTATTTTATAATTGTCAAGATAATATTAATCTATTTGGATATTTTCAGTCGGAAAAATATTTTAAACATATTGAAAATCAAATAAGAGAGGATTTTTCATTTCCCCAGTTCACAGATAAAATGTGTAAAACTTATATGAAGGGAATATTTGGAGATTCTGAAGTAATTTCATTGCATATTAGAAGAAGTGACTATATAACTGATTCTAATTTTCATCTTCTTGATCTATATTATTATCAGACTGCTTTGGAAATCTTAGATCTAAATCTTCCTATTTTAATTTTTTCTGATGATCCTGAATGGTGTGAAAAACAATTTTTCTTTAAGGATGATAGATTTAAAGTTTCTAAATCTGGAAATACTTTGATTGATCTATGTTTGATGTCTATGTGTGATTACCATATTATTGCTAATAGTTCTTATAGTTGGTGGGGTGCTTGGTTAGCAAATAGTAAAAAGGTTATTGCTCCTAAGAAATGGTTTTCTGGGGAGTTGTCTAAGTGGGATACTAGGGATTTATACTGTTCTGGATGGGTGAATATATAAGTTATTAACACTTGTAATTTAAATTATTTTTTGTTGTTTAAATATGAGAAATGTTTCATTAATTTGCGCTTGCAAAAATCGTTCAAACGCTCTTAGAGTTTCTTTAAGTTCTTGGTTGCTTTTTGACAATATAAAAGAAATTATAATTGTCGATTGGAATTCTGATGAACCAATTAATTACCTAACAAAATTAGATCCTAGGATTAAGGTAATTAGAGTTTCTGATGAAAAGTATTTCAATCAACCCCAACCATTAAATTTAGCTCTTAGTCTAGCTACTCAAGACTATATTTTAAAGGTCGATACAGATTATCTCCTCAATCCTTATGAAAACTTTTTCAATAAGTATCAAGTAGATGAAGATTCTTTTATTTCTGGAAAACACAGCTTTAAGAGTCCAGAATTTGTTGATAAAGAAACAGGTTATTCTTTAGTTGATCTAAGCACATTAACTTTAGACGAGTGGACTCAATACTTTAATTCTTATTGCCAATTCTTTAAATTTTTAACTGGGTTGTTGTATATCTCCAGAAAAAATTTACTTACTATTGGTGGATATAATGAAACGTTTACAAAATATTATGCTTTCGAAGATGATGAAATCTGTAAAAGATTAGAACTTTGTGGATTAGAGCATAAGAAGTTAGATTATGATTATAATGTAGTACATTTACCTCATCCAGATAAAAAAAGATTTGAAAATTTTAAAGGATTTATTGAATCTGAAACTAAAAATAATCTAGAGATGATGCCAAATGGTGAGCAGAAGTGGCAAACTGAGTATTTTATCGCTCAGACTCATATTGATTATAATAAGAAAATGTGTTCTGAGATTAAAGAATTTTATGTTAAACCAAAAACAAAATGGAATCTAATGAAAATTGATGATCAAAACTACTTTGCCGAAAAGGTAATTAGTGATAAATTGAAAGGATTTCCTTCAGTATATTATGTTTCTTTGGAGGAATGTCAAGGAAGAAGAGATAATCTTGAATCGCAATTTTCGTTTCATAATATTGTTCCCCATGGTATTATTTCTAAAAGATTTTCTGAATCAAATGATGTAGTTTATGGAAAATATCTGAGTAGTTTAAATGAAGGAACTACTGGTTGTGTAATATCTCACCTGAAAGCAATTAAAGAATGGTATGAAACAACTGATGAAGAATATGGATTCTTCTGTGAAGATGATCTAAGTTTAGAAACAGTAGATTATTGGGACTTTACTTGGGAAGATTTCATTCAAAAAATTCCTAAAGATGCAGATTGTCTTCAACTCTTTACTATACGTGGAGATTACGATACTTTTGAACTTCGTGAAAGGTATTGGGATGATTGGGGTGCATCTGCCTATATCGTCCGAAGAGAATATGCGAAAAAATTAATCGATACATATACTCGTGGTGATGAATATTGTTTAGAAATACCCAATCAAAATGTTATGCCTTTGATTGAAAATATTCTTTTTGCAAGTTTAGGTAAGTGTTATACTATACCATTATTTGTGGAAGAAGTTAAATTTGAATCTACCTTCGTTGGTAAAGATGATGATGTGAATGATGGACAGAAAAAAAATCATTACGTTTCACATCAAAAAGTTTTAGAGTGGTGGAAGAATAAAAAAACAAATGGTGAAACTGATATAGTTTCGATTTCTGAATTTAAAATTGACAAAAAAGAAAATAATAAGTATGATAAACCTCAAGAAAAAGAGCATGTTAAAATGAATATTAAACCATACAATAAAGTTCATAATGTAGTTGATTGTTTTCCCTATTTCAATGAGAAAGAATTATTGGAACTTAGAGTCAAACTACTGAAGGATCACGTTGATCTATTCTTAATTTTTGACGCTAACTATACACACAGTGGAATAGAGAAGGAATTTACTTGTCAAGAAGTAATTGATGAACTTGGATTGCCAAAGAATAAGATCAGAGTTATTAATGTAGATCTTTCTGATCCAGGGGAACCAACCACTTATGATCTACAGCATAATCAAAACAAGACAATTGGAAGTAGAGAGAGAATTCAAAGAGATTATTTAAGTAATTTTGTGGATGAATTTGATGATGAAACTATTTTTATAGTTAGTGATTGTGATGAAATAATCAATCCGAGTAATATTAAATTTATTTCCAATATTGCTAGGCAGCATAAAGATTATGTTTTTAAAGTACCTCTAGTACATCTTGAGGGAAGATCTGATTATAGGGTTTATAACTTGGATGGGACTATAGCTCCTTGGAGTAAATCTATGTTTATGTGTACTAAAAAACCATTTAAGTTGAATACTCCAACTGAAATTAGAGCAGAGTATGCTAAGCAAGGATATGAAATTAGATATGTAACTCATAACAATGAAGTATGTCAAGATTTGGGTTGGCATTTTAGTTGGATGGGAAATAATACTGATAGAATTAATAAGTTTAAATCTTTCTGTCATCATGATGCCGATTTAAAATCTTTATTGGGTACTGATTATACTCATGAGAAACTTTGGGAATATATGGAAAAGTATAATTTTTCTGAAGAAATGCATTCTCCATCTGGAAATGTAAAAGTTATTCTAAAACCATATCCAGTCACCGAATTACCTCCTATAATTTTTAGTTTGCCTAGGGTAGAACAATTTCTTATTCCTAATTTTTCAGAAGTAAAAAAAAAGAAGAATGATATTTTAACTGAACTTTTAAATAAGTATTCTCTAGATACTGAAAATCCAGAACATAACTTTGATCTTGGTGTTTGGTATGAGAATGAAGGGCACACTGCTCCTGCACTTTCTTATTTTCTTAGATGTGCGGAAAGAGCAACTGATGATACCCTTGCCTATGAAGCATTAATAAGATCTTCATACTGTTATCATAAACAGGGGACGAGAGATGGAAGTGCTAAATCTTTATTAGAACAAGCAGTTTGTTTACTTCCTGAAAGACCAGAAGCACATTTTCTCCTGAGTAGATTTGCAGAAAAAAGACAGTGGTGGCAAGATTGTTATATTCACGCAGATAGAGGACTGAAATATGCTAAATTTGATTTAAAACCTCTTAGAACTGATGTAGAATATCCTGGAAAATATGGTCTATTGTTTGAAAAATCTGTAGGTGCTTGGTGGTGGGGTAAAGTTGAAGAATCTAAAAGCTTACTACTAGACATAAAAAATAATTATGAGGTTTTAGAAATTCATAAAAAACAACTTGAAGAAAATCTAGAAAAAGTGGGGATTAATAAAAATGGCTCATGAACAACAAAGGAGATACGTAGAAAAATTAAAGAGAAAGGCTCCTAATTATTTTAAAGAACAACGGGTTTTAGAAGTTGGTAGTTTAAATATTAATGGTACTGTAAGAGATTTTTTTGAAAAATGCTCCTACGTAGGTATTGATGTTGGTCCAGGAGATGGAGTAGATGTAGTTTGTGAGGGGCAAAATTATACTGCCCCAGATGGTACCTATGATACAGTTTGTTCCTTGGAGTGCTTTGAACACAATCCTTATTGGATTGAAACCTTTACAAACATGGTTAGACTTTGTAGACCTGGAGGTTTAGTATTTTTTACTTGTGCCAGTGAAGGTAGACCAGAGCACGGAACTTCAAGAACAAATCCTATAGATTCTCCATTAACTGTTGATCTTGGATGGGATTATTATAGAAACTTAAACGAAAGCGATTTTCGTGAAAATATTGCCCTTGAAGATCATTTTGATTACTTTGCTTTTGAAGTAAACGATGAGTCGCACGATCTGTATTTTTGGGGTGTGAAGAAAGATGAAAATAAAATTAAAAAACCAATTCCTATTATTGGAATTCCAATTGTAAATGGATTTCATTGGATAGAAAGGTTAATTGATAGTATTGATTATCCAGTAGATCAAGTTTTTATATTCGATAATAACGGTAGAGGTGAACTGACTGAGGATCTAGACAATCTGGCAAAGAAACCACATCCTTTCATTAAAGAAATAAAAGTTTGCCATCTTCCAGCAAATATTGGAGTTTCTGGGTCTTGGAATATGACCATTAAATGTGGTATGTATTCTCCCTATTGGATTATTTCTAATCACGACGTTGCTTTTACTCCTGGATTTTTAGAAAATTTCATATTTAAAGCTGATGATTTAGATGTAGGAATTGTTCACGGTGGAAATCGTGGAGCATGGGATATTTTTCTTTTGAAAGATTGGGTAGTTCAAGAGTGTGGATTATTTGATGAAAATTTTTATCCTGCTTATGTTGAGGACTGTGATTATTTCATAAGAACTATGTTGGCTGGTGTAAAAAGATCTAATGCAAATCTTCCATATCTCCACGGAGAAAAGGATTATGAAACTACTGGATCTCAGACTTGGAGAGTTGATAGATCGTTAGAATCAAAACTTCACCACAGTCGTATTCTAAATGAAATGTGGTATATGTGGTACAAGTGGGGTCCACACTGGCACGTTGGTACAGATTGGGTTGATACTAAACCACATAAATACCCATTTAATAATGAGAATTTCCCTTTGGGGTATACTACATATGAATTATATTTCGTAAGACAAAAACATTTAGGATTTTAAGGATATGAATTTTACAGTTTATTCGAAGGACGGATGTCCTTATTGCCAAAAAGTTAAGCAAGTTTTAGAGTTGACTAAACAGCAGTTTGTGGTGTATAATTTGGGGGAAGATTTCACAAAGGAAGGATTTTACGCTGAATTTGGTGAAGGTTCTACATTTCCTCAAGTTATTTGTAATGATGACCATATTGGTGGTTGTACTGATACTGTAAAGTATCTTCAAGAAAAAAATATTCTATGACGGTTATAAATAATTCAACCCACAGAAATCGTGGTCTTGATCTTATTCTTAATGGAGGAAAAAGAAAGCAGACTAAACCTTTCCACGTCATCTTTGAAAAGATGGTTTGCTTTCTCAATCGGGAAATAACCATCTATTTTGAGTTTTCCTTTGTTTCAAGGAAGAAAATAGTACTTTCCCGGAGAAAAAGAAATGCTAGCAGTTAGTTTAGTGTTTGGTTCCTTTCTAACAATATTATTTCTTATAGTTGGATTAGTGGCAGGTTGGGTTGCTAGAGAATATATGATGAATTATCGGGAAATACCAAGACTTCACCCAGAAATGTTTGATACTCAAGGTAATATTATACCCGATGAAGTTATAGCTTTTAGATTTGAAAATACCGATTACGATTATGACGACGACAACGAAGACGAAGAGTAAAACAACATCTACGAACTCAAAGACTTTTACAGTTACTGAAGAATTACCTGTAAATCCTTTTGCTTTTGAGGTTCTCAATCTTGTTTCTAAGCAAAGGGCAAATGCTAAGAAAGTAGAATTGTTGAAAAAATATGAAGATCCTTCTTTGAAGGCTATTTTCATTTGGAATTTTGACGAAACAGTTATCTCTGTGCTTCCAGCAGGTGATGTTCCTTATGCAAGTGTTGGGGAGCAAAATTCATTTAGTGGAACTGTTAGTGAAAAAATTAATGATGCCGTGTATAAAATGCAAGAAATGGGATCCAATTCATTAGGATCTCAGGATCAGGGTAAATCCTCTATCCGTAAAGAATATAAAATGTTCTATAATTTTGTTAAAGGTGGTAATGAAGGATTAAGTTCTCTCCGTAGAGAAACTATGTTTATTAATATTCTTCAGGGTCTACATCCACTTGAGGCAGAAATCGTAGTCTTAGTAAAAGATAAAAAACTTCAAACTAAGTATAAAATTACTAAAGAAATTATTTCTGAAGCATATCCTGATATTAAATGGGGAGGACGTTCGTGAGTAAACTTGGTGAATTAATTGAAAAATCTCAAGGTACGGAAAAGCATATGGAGTCTTGGTCACCAGCAGAAAAAGAAACCTGTAAGGCACGTTACGGTTGTGATATTCTGATTCAGAATGGTTCCTATGACGATGTTTGCAATAAAGAAGCGCCGAATGATGCTTATATTATCAAGTATATGATTGATGATAAGATCTGTTTTGATCTTACTAGGGGAACAAAAAATCGTTTGTTTGATATGTACTGGGATAAGTTTCGTAATAATTTAAAGAGTATTGAGTTTGGATACGGAAGAATTAATCCAAAACTCTGGGGATATAAATCTCCAGAAAAGAAAAAGAGAAAGTGATTTACAATATGTCGGGAAAAAATCCCGGCAATTTTTTTATCTATTAGGATTTTAAAAACTGTAACATTTTATACAAAAAAATTGTTATAAATTATAATACGTTGATCACAACTGTGACGGAAGTACCATTCGGGAAGCAACGCACCAATACCCAAAAAGTAAAGGAGCAAATTAATGGCACTTATTTTAATTAAACAAAAAATGCTGAAAGAGCAGCGTCTACGGGAAGCGCAACTTTATATGGCAACTCGTATTTGATTGTAAGGGAGGATTGACATCCTCCCTTTTTTTATGTAAAATGAGTTGAGAGAACTATAAGATATGGACAGAGACAAACTAAAACTTATTGTCCGTAATCTTGAACTCTTGGTTGATTCTCTAAAGGCAGAAATTTATTCTGATGTTCAGTCATACCAGTATGATGACATTAAACCAAGAGAATTAGATTACGACGAAATATTTGAGGATGATGATGACTAGCAGGGCACGAGAACTGGTAAAATTGCTTGAAAGAATGGTAAAACAAGAACACTTATATTCAGCAGAGCAATTGATTGATATGAAAAAACAATTGCGAGTTGTAAAGGAAGAACTCGCAGAACTTGAAGCAAAAACATCAAAAGGATTTGGAAAGAAATGACAGTAAAACTTATTTCAGTAACACCAGATGCAGAAAAAACAATGGCATTTATTGCACGAGTTTCTAATCCTGCGAATCAAGACAACGAAAACTATGCCAAGTTGCTTGCTTATTGTATTAAGCATAATCATTGGTCTGTTTTTGAACAGTCTTCTATGACTTTGGAGATTGAAACCAATCGTGGTATTGCAGCACAAATTTTGCGACATAGGAGCTTCACATTTCAGGAATTTTCACAGCGTTATGCCGACACAAATTTGATTTCTGAGGAGATTCCCCTCCCAGAACTTCGTAGGCAAGATACAAAGAACCGTCAGAACTCCACAGACGATCTTCCAGTGGATCTTAAGATTGAATTGTATGCGAAGATCCAAGATCACTTTGATGCCGCTCAGAACCTCTACAAGGAACTCCTGGAGGCGGATGT